GTCCGACTGCCATTACATATCCCTTATCTGTTGCATTTCCATATCTTCAATCTCTTGAAGTTTATCCCGTGCCTCAGCAATAATAGTCATCTGACTATCTACTGATGCGATGATATCAGGATGCTCTGCTACACCCGCTGCGTGATTGAGATACACCTGAATATTAGTACGGGCACAATCAATATCTGCCTCATACCTTCTTCGTAACGCATTTGTTATCTGTTGACTTAATGCATTCATCGTCTTGCTGTCTGTACCCTAGTTGTACGTGCAACACCAGGTGGCATAAAGTTTTCTTCCCAACCAAATGCTTCCTTGACTACTGTGCTATTCAGTCCTTTATACTTTCGATGAATAACTCTGTCCTTGATGTCGATAAGAAGTCGTGCTTCCTTTTCAGTCAAACCTTCAAGCATCTGAATAAACATCGTCTCCCGTTTCATATTGTTGAGACTCTTGTTCCAGGGAACAGCAGTACCTTCTACATCAATCGCCAGAAAGTTTGATAACTGTCTTGACTCATGCTCTAAACGAGTATGCTCTGTACCTTCCGGAGCATCGTTAGGCATAAAGGGTACATCACCTTCGGGCAACAACCAGGTAAGTGCTGGGTCAAAACATGCTTTACAAATAGCTCTCAACTGAGGCGTATCATATTTTTTTAAGACTGCAACCTTCTTTGGTTTGTCTTTAGCGTTATTTACCTTCGTAAATATTTCTGTTATTAAAGGTCTATATGTTTCATCTACCATTTTAAAAATCTCCTATTGATTCCATCAATGTCGTTAGTTTTTTGTCTACAAAATAATTGAATAAATTACTCCTGTCGGGTAACTCATACTCACGAAAATAATATAAGATATCTGCTCTTATATGATGTGGACATTTCCGTAAATCAATTAAGGTTTCATTTCTTTGCCAGTTTCGTATCCAAGTATCTTTTGAACACTTTGCTAGTTGAAATAAATCTTTTGGCTCCCACTTGTCCATGTTATCAACCAAGTCTTGTATGATAACTTTCCTCAAAGGCTTTTGTCTTTTGTCTGTTACAAAAGTATCATCAGGAGATAAGATGTTTGGAACACCATCACTCCTATCACCTTTAAGAATATGCTCTCGTAAATAAAGTGCTGGGTCTTTATTCTTTACCATCTTTTTAGTCAAAGGACTATACTGCTCTACCTTATGATTATGTAACTGTATAAAATCTTTATCTGATGATATAATAATATGCTTATCTTCAGTATAGTTTAATATCAGTGTAGCAATAATGTCATCTGCTTCTGCTCCCGTGATGTCTAAAACCTTATAAGGAAAATAGTCACGGAGTTCATCACGGATATCATTCAGTATCGTGAAGATGGCATCCCAGTCTTGACCTGAAGCCTCTCTATCTTTTTTTCTATTCGCTTTGTAATGGTCGAAATAATGTCGTCTCCAATACTCACGGTTATCACAGGCGATTACTATGTCGGAGTATTTTTCCGAGAATCTACTGCGGTAATAACGTAAATTGTTAAGTACGATATGGCGAACCAAATCGTCACTCAACTGCTCACCTCTTTTCAGAGTTACCATCAAAGCACCAAGTGCTATCTGGTTATAATCAATTAATATCATCTAACCTACTGCCGGTATATTTGTTTTCAAGTACCCATAAGAGTCGTATGCTCTTGCTAGTGTTTTCCATCTCATTTGCATCTCCTGATCCTTCCCATAAAATAAATCTAACCAAACTCCAGTATCAAGATACTTCGCCAAATTTACTAAATACGTTTCCCTATTCAGTAATTCACGCCGTAAGGGTCTTACTTCTGCCTTTGTATTTGCTTTACGAATTCTATACTTTAGATCCTTCACTTTATCTTTATTATACTTCTGCCATTCTTTTACATTTTTCAAACAAAGATAATGATCCTCTTCACGCGGTACATCTTTATGAACATTTTTATAAGTAGGTGGCTTCTTGGCCGCACGGACCTTCGCCATCTTATCTACTTGCTTTGACATAATTTTCCCTCGTAGTTGATAACTTTCTTATTTATCAGATACTCAAATAAATCATAATATGACCCAATCACATCTCCGTCAACTATAACGGTAGGCAGACGGCGCACTTTAGCACCTATCCGGTTGGATATATATTCTATCGAATCATCTCTACTGAATGACACCACAGAAAATTTTATATCATTATCATCTAATAGTTTTAAAATTTTATATGTTGTGCTATCAAATGAATCATAAAGATATAATTGAATTATCATCACTACACACGGGAACGTTTTATATTTTGATCCTGTTGTCTCTTTAGTTCTTGTTTACGTGCGTACTCCTTTGCACGCTTCTTTTTGGCACTAGGCTTTTCATAATGCTCACGCCTTTTCAACTCATAATCGAGTTTAGACCTTTCAACTGTTTTCCTAAATCTTTTAAACATAGAATCGAAAGATTCATTACGATGTTTTTTATTAACTTTCATAATACTTTATCATATCAGGTTTATTTGTGTTTGTCAAGAGGAAAATAGATTTGCTTCCGCATCCCTACGCCTTACCAAACCTTCCAATACTTCACCACCTGCTTTATTCCATCTTCGCATTTCATCAGGCACTGATTCATAGTCACCGTAATTTAGTTTTCTGAGCATAGTGCTTTCTTTTAAACTACCTGGACCTAAATTATATGTCCATGCAACTAACGCATCAAACTGATTTTGATTCAATTCAACCTTTACCAACTTATTCACATAACCTTCAAATTCCTCTAGGTCCTCTTGAAGCCATCTTTCAATAGTTTTCTTGATAGCCAACTGACCTTCATATACATCTTTTGTATGTCCATAACCAATAGTCCATACACCAACAGAGTCTTGATAGGCTACCTGACGGCATCCCTCAAACTCTTTTATCAACTCAATACCAACATCACTTACTTTCATATCGTTCCTCATATATACAATATAACAAATGGTCATCATAAAAAGAATACTTAAAACTGTTATCCATATATTCCTCATCAATAGACCGTTTTTACAGAATCACAAATACCTAACTTCTTTGCCTGTTTAGATGATAACCACACATCCTGGGGTGGCAATAGATACTGTCTTATCTGCTCCTCTTTTAGGCCAGTGCACTTTCTATAGTGCTCTATCATTCTTGTTGTGGTCAATTCATACTCATGCACAACACTGAATAACTCATGCTCTTTACCATACGTTCCCCATGAATATTGATGTGACAATATAGAGGTGTTTGGTGTCAATACACGACTGCCTGGTTCACCAGCAATAAAAAGTAATAGTCCTGCACTTGCGACTACACCCAGTCCAACTGTATGGATAGGAATTTTACTACTTTTTATTGTGTCTATAAGAGCAAACGTTGGAGAGATATCTCCGCCGTTTGAACATATAATAAGTTTTAGATGTTTTAGTTTTGACTTTCCCAAATTTGCTTTTATGATAAACTCTATTGCATCTTTACACGATGAATCTGTTATCGTGTCCATAAGAAGATGTATACCATACTTTTCTAAAGGGGGGCCAAAGTCTAATTCTTCTATCTCAATTTTTTCATTTCCAATCATAGGCCTGGTAAAGAACCTCCACCTTTCATATATTTTTTTACTGCAGCATTAGGTGTTTTAGCACCCGTCAGTTGCATCATATGTGTTTTCATCTTTTCGTATAAACCTGTTCCTTGTTGCATAACAGTTCTTTTTAATTTCTTTCCATCATAACCCAAATAATGAATTACCTCTTTAGGAAATAACTTTCTATCTGGTTTAGCAAAATCATAATCTAAATCATTTACCCATCTAATAATATCTGGATTCTTAAATGCCATAATAGGATTCGCACCCAACTCATAACACACATCTAAAAACAAATGACCACCACCAAATCTTCGTTTTAATTGTTGGGGATCTGCTAGATAGTCGTTATACCAATTCTGTTTGAGTCTTGTTTTTGCTGCGCTTTTTGAAATGTTAAAATACTCCGCTACTCTTCTTGAATCAAAGTACATATATTGTTGGATAGAGCCTAATAGAGTATCTGCACCATCACCTTGAATTAAGTCTAAATTTTTTATATCTGTCTTTTTCAAACAAAGATAAAAAACTAAATAATATATTACATCAAATGGTGTAACAACATCTTTATTTTTAATTAATGGTAAATTGTCTAGTACTTCATCCCAAGTAACGTAAAGGATTTCTTGTGTGATGCCCAATTTTTCTGCCGAATCTTCTGACACCATTATTTCGTTTGCATCTTTAGCACTACCACAAGTAATAGAATGCTTGAGATTAAAATATTTTTTCAATATACATCCCAACATCATCGAATCAACTCCACCCGATAACATTAAAACAGGATTATTAAATTTGATATCTCTATCAATAATAAATCTTAAATCTTTAACATAACGCTCACACGCTGCATCCATACTCTCTGGAATATATATGTCTCGCTCTGCTTGTATGTTTGTAATTTTTTCTTTTAACTTTTTACTCAGTCCAGTCATTATTTTTCACTAGCTCCATAAATGTATCTGCTTCAATTACGACCAACGGTTGTTGACCGTTTCGTTTCACTACTAACAACGGACTGTATATACCCTTATT